TCCCGCTATCAGGCGGGCATGGACCTGAGTTCGATAACCTATGAGGACGTGAGCGATGACGAATCCGAGCGGGATCTACCCCACGGAATACAAGGTGCTGATCGCGCCAGTTGAGGTCGATCAGAAGACGAAGGGCGGGATTATCATCCCGGACGAGACGAAAGAACGTGACCAGTACGCCCAGATGAGGGGTGTTTTGGTGGCAGTTTCGCCTCTCGCATTCACCTACGACGACTGGAAGGACGCCAAGCCGCCGAAGGTCGGCGATGAGGTGCTGTTCGCCAAGTATGCCGGCGCTGTGGTCGATGGCAAGGACGGGAAGAAATACCGCCTGACCAACGACAAGGACATTGCGGCGGTGCTGGCATGAGTGAAGAGGCGCTTCAAGAGCAGAACGAAGAAACCAACCACCTCCAGGACTTCGAGGACGATTCTAGTCCTGAGGAGATGGAAGAGGCCAAGGCTATTGGCTGGAAATCTCCTAAGGAATGGAAGGGCGAACCCCCGAAGAACGGCTTCAAGAAGGCCAAGGACTTCCTGGAGCACGGCAAATCTGTCCTGCCGATCGTGCAGAGTCAGAACAAGAAGCTCGAGCGTGAGCTGGCTGACGCCAAGAAAGAGCTGGCTGACTTCAAGAAGGAGCAGGGCAAGACGCTGGAAAACCTTCAGCGCATGTCTAAGGCCGCTCTGGACCGCCAGCGCCAGCAGTTGAAAGAGCATTACGAGGCTGTCAAGGAAGCGGCGGTCGAGATCGGCGACAAGGACGCTTACCGCAAGGCTGACAAGCAGCAGCAGGAAGCCCTCGACAAGTTCGACGAGGAAGTCGCAGAGAAGAAAGACACCAAAAAGGACGACGACAAGCCGAAGGGCGAGATCCCCAAGGAAGTCGAGTCCTGGGTCAAGGAAAACCCGTGGTTCGAGGATGACGAAGAGGCCAAGGCCGTCGCCATTACGCGGCACGGCAAGCTTCTCCGTGATCATCCAACCTGGTCGCTCGAAAAGAACCTCGAGGAAGTCCGCAAATACGTCCAGAAGCGCTTCCCGGAGCACTTCGAGGACAGTGCCAAGGCCGAAGACGACGAGGACGAGGCGCCGAAGCGCAAGGGTTCTCGCGTCGAGGGCGGTGGCTCTCGCATGGGCGGCGATGGCGGCCAATCCTCTTGGGCGAAACTGCCGGCTGACGCTCGGAAGCAGGCAGACGCCTTCATTAAAGAGGACGGTCTGTTCCTCGAAAAGGGCGAGACGATCGAGAAAGACCTGCAAAAGGCGCGTGAGCGCTACGCAAAGATGTATCTGGAGCAGAATTGATGAGCGAGATTGAGATGGAAGCACCCGTCAAGCGTGGACCTGGCCGTCCTCCGCGTCAGGAAGAGGTCAAGCAGCGCCGCCGCCGTCGTGAAGGCCTCGGCGCCGATCGCAATCTCAAGCTCGCTGTTCCAGAGAATCTGAAAGACCCGAATTTCGTCTATCGCTGGGTCAACGACCGTCCTGGTCGCGTCCAGCAACTGACGACGATGGACGACTGGGAAAAGGCTCCGGTCGTGACAGAACAGAATGCCGGCGAAGGCACTGTTGAAACCCGCGTAGTGGACAAGTCAGTCGGCGAAAGAGCCGTGCTGCTGCGCAAGCCGAAGGAATTCTATGAGGCTGATAAGGCTGAGGAGCAAAAGCAGCTAGACGCCAGAGATGAAGCATTGCGTCGCGCGCCTCCTCAAGATCCGCAGGGCCTGTCTGGTCCTGAAGCCTACGTCCCAAATGGTCGAAACATCATCGGCGGGCGCTAGGCGCAAACCCCGAAACTCACCACTTTTGGAGGCCTTAAATGGCTAACGTTGATACTCCGTTCGGGTTCCGTCCCGTGCGGTATATGAGCGGCGCACCCTACAACGGGGCTGTGAACGCTTACGCTACCGCGGCTGGCGATGCCACCGCGCTCATGATCGGCGATCCCGTCAAGCTCGCTGGCACTGCCCAGACGATCGGCGACGAGATCCTCCAGGATGTCACCCGCGCTGCCACGACTAACGTCGTGACCGGCATCGTGGTCGGCGTCAAGCCAGTCACCCGTGACTCCACGATTTATCGTGAAGCCTCGACCCAGCGCATCGTCTACGTCGCTGACGATCCGAACCTCCTGTTTGAAATCCAGGAAGTGTCGGGCGGCACGGCATTGACCGCCAACGACATTGGCCTCAACGCCAACTTCGTTGTTGCGGCTGGTTCGACCGTCACCGGCATGTCCGGCGTCGAGCTGAACAACGCGACCGAAGCCACCACCAACACTCTGGACTGCCAGATTGTCGGTTTCTCGAACCGTCCCGGTAATGCGGTCGGCGAGAATGCGAAGTGGCTCATTCGTCTCAACAACCATCAGCGCGCCAACCAGGTCGCGGGCATCTAATAGGAGGCTTGACACATGGTCGGCATCATTACCACTGGCGCGCATCCGAAGGCCCTTTGGCCTGGCATGCATGCCTTCTTCGGCGCAACCTATCGGGAGTGGCCGGAAGAGTACCGCGAGATCTTCTCCGTCGAGAAGTCGAGCAAGAACTACGAGGAAGACACGCTCGTTACCGGATTCGGCTTGGCTCCGGTCAAGAACCAGGGCGGCAGCGTGTCCTACGAGGGCGAGACCCAGGGCTTTACCAAGCGGTACAGCCACACGGTCTATGGCCTCGGCTACATCGTGACCCAGGAAGAGATGGAAGACAACCTCTACGAGGTGGTCTCACGGCGGCGCATCAAGCGTCTTGCGTTCTCCATGCGTCAGACCAAGGAGATCGTGGGCGCGAACGTGCTGAACCGCGCGTTCAACTCGTCCTATACGGGCGGCGATGCGAAGGAACTGCTTTCGACCGCTCACCCGGCTTCGTCCGGTGACTATGCCAACAAAGCCGCGACCGACGCCGATCTGTCGGAAGCCGCGCTCGAGGACATGGTTATCCTGATCGGTCAGGCGAAGAACGACAAGGGCCTCCAGATCGCGCTTCGCCCGACGAAGCTGATCATCCCGGTCAACCTCCAGTTCGACGCCAAGCGTATCCTGAAGTCGGAGTATCAGTCCGGCACGGCGAACAACGACGTGAACGCCCTCAAGGGAATGTTTGACTATTCGGTCAACCACTACCTGACGGACACGGATGCGTGGTTCCTCAAGACCGATTGCCCGAACGGCCTCACCATGTTCGAGCGTCGTGCCCTTGCGTTCACGCAGGACAACGACTTCGACACGGAGAACGCCAAGGCGAAGGCGACCATGCGCTTCTCGGTCGGCTGGACCGACCCGCGCGGCCTGTACGGCTCTGCCGGAAGTTAGTAGCTGGACACGGTCCATCTAAACAAGTATTATCCTCCCCGGTCCAATTGATCGGGGAGGCTTCCTTGAGGTGTGAGGCGTGCAAGCGAGAGGCGAAGATTGTAGCTCGGGGTTTTTGCCGGGCTTGCTATCAACGTTGGCATAAAACTGGATCGACCGAATATCAGCGATGGGGTAAGCGTTCGGTTTGCCAGATAATGGGGTGTGAAAAAGAGGCTGTCTCAAACGGCCTATGTGATACTCATCGCAAGCGTCTTGAGCGGCACGGACACACTGATCAAACCAGACCGGACTCTTGGGGTGCGATCGAGAAGCATCCTCTACGTAATGCATGGCAAAGGTTGCGGCGCTATCGTGGCCAGCACGCAATTTGCCCAGAATGGGAAAACGATTTCTTGCAGTTCGTGGTTGATGTCGGCGAGAAGCCGTCACCCAAGCACGCTCTGTATGCGGCAGACGAATCAAAGCCGATCGGGCCAGGAAATTTTGTCTGGAAGCGCGCCCTGACTGAGCGAGTTCCTGGTGAGGACTTGCAGACCTACGCAAATCGTAGAGCGCGAGCCTATAGGGCTGTTAGCAAAGAACGCTTCAGGGGCTATGACCTGAAGAAGATGTTCGGTATCAGCTTTGAGAATTACGCAGCGCTGCACGCCCTGCAAAAAGGGAAGTGCGCTATCTGCAATGAAGAAGAGAAATCAAGTATTAGGGGCAAAGTATTGAACCTTGCCGTTGATCATTGCCACGAGACCGGTGCCATCCGCGGGCTTCTTTGCGGCAAGTGCAACACTGGTCTCGGCTCATTCAGAGACGATCCTAAATTGCTTCGCCGAGCCATCGCCTATTTGGCTGCGGCGAATGAGAGTTAGAAAGAATAGGCAGCAAGCCGAGCTTAACGGCACATCAACCAAGCCGCCTTCGGGCGGTTTTTCTTTGCCTCAAAGCGTCCGCAAGGACGTTCACCCCAGAACGCTTTAGAAAGGCACTACAATGGGCACCCCGACCCGTTTCCCCAATGGCGTGACGAACGTCAGCAAGACCAATCCGCTCGGCGACTATCTCGCCAACGACCCGACCAGGACTCACGTCTATTTCAACGACTTCGACACCTATGTGGTCGGAGACTGGACGATCACCACGACCGAGGCCGGCGCTGGCTCTGCCACTGAGGCATTGGCCGATGAAGACGGCGGCGTGCTGCTGATCACCAACGACGCGGCCGACAATGACGCCGATTTCTTCCAGAAGGTTGGCGAGAGTTTCCTGATGGCGGCCGGCAAGAAAGCGTGGTTCAAGGCCCGCTTCAAGGTCTCGGACGCAACCCAGAGCGATTTCGTGATTGGCCTTCAGGTCACCGACACGACCCCGCTGGATGCGACCGATGGCATATACTTCCAGAAGGACGACGGCGACACGCAGCTCGACGTGTATTGCCGCAAGGATGCCACGACCGGTTCAAACTCGGCCACCAATATCGCGACCGTTGCCGATGCGACCTATATGTCCGTTGCCTGGTACTACGACGGCAAGGGCTCGCTGAAGTATTACGTTGACGACGTTCACAAGGGCACGCTGGACGCCTCGTCCACCTACCTGCCGGATACCGAACTGACGGTTTCGTTCGGCATCCAGAACGGCGAGGCGGTCGCCAAGACCATGAGCATCGACTACATCTTCGCCGCTAAGGAGAGGTGACGGTCAATTGCTCCCGTTGACTGTGGCGAGCTGTAGCAAATGCAGCTCGCCGTTAACTGTAGAAAACGCTGCCAAGGCCGGGGAGCGATACCGCACCATCTGCAAGCCGTGTTGGGCAGGTTACATGCGCGGATATTGCGCGCAAAATCGCGAAAAGGTCCGCAAGAGCAACAGAGCATATAAGCTCGCGAATCCGCGCAAGTACAAGGATAGCCATCTGCGTTGCTTGTTCGGAATCGGCCTCGATAGGTACGAGGCTATGCTGGAAAGCCAGGGCGGCAAATGCGGCGCGTGTGGTGGGAACAATCAAGTGTCCCATCGTCGCTTTGCGGTTGACCACTGCCACAAGACCGGCGCTGTTCGTGGACTACTTTGCTCCAATTGTAATACGGCGCTCGGCTTGGTGGGCGACGAAATCACACGTCTGAAACAGCTGATCTCGTATCTAGAACGGTCAGCGGAGGTCTCAAGGAACAACGATGGCTGACACAGTTGATACCAAGGTCGTTTTCTCTGGCCGCAAGCGTTACGTCGTACATTTGACGTGCGTGTCTGACGGTACGGGCGAAAGCGGCGTAACCAAGGTCGATATTTCCGCTCTGACCGGGTTCGGTTTCGTCCCGACCTATACCGTGATTGATCTCATCGAGGCGAACGTTCAGGGCTTTACTTCGGCTCGTCTGTATTGGGATCACACCACCGACGACGAGATTGCGATGCTCGGCTCTGGCCCAAGCCTGATCGACTGGACCGCTTACGGCGGCAATGTCGATCCTAAATCGACCGGCGGCACGGGCGACATTCTCCTGACCACGGCCGGCGCCGTCTCCGGGGCAACCTACGACATCACCATCCATCTGCGGCCGAAGCCGTAATGCTCGGCTTCGACGCGGTAGGCAGGCTTGCTCTGGCTGAGCTGCCGCAAGCGCAGAGTTCGCAAGACAACTCGACCACGGAGCGGCGCCCCCTCTACAGCCGCGGCGCCAGCTATTGGAAGGGCACTAATGGCGGGTCCAGCGTATCTCAAGGGTGACTTCTGGAGGATTTGCGAGGAGTGCGGCTTCAAGATGCGCGCCTCGCAGACCAAGAAACGCTGGGACGGCCTGATCGTCTGTGATGCCGATTTTGAGGAGCGTCATCCTCAGGATTTCGTGCGCGGCGTCATTGATCGTCAGACCGTGCCAGACCCTCGCCCCGAGCCGGTGATGGCAGCCATTGGTCCGCTTACGACAGCTATGCTTCAGGCGGCGTCAGCCGGCGCAACGACGATAGACGTGGAATCGACTGTGCGCTTTGCAAGCACAGACCGGATTGGGCTTCTGATGGACGATGGAAACCAGTTCTCAACCACTGTTTCAGCCGTGGTTGACCTGACGGTCCTGCAAATTTCGACGGCGCTCCCGAGCAGCATTTCGGCTGGCGCGTCCGTGATCAATTATTCCGCAGTCTCAACTCCGGCGCTTTAATGACCACATCGGGCACATACGATTACAGCCGGAACAGGGATCAAATCCTGACCCGTGCGCTGCGCCTGTGTAAGGCCATCGCGGATGGGGAGACCCCGGACAGTCAGATGATGACGGGTGCGGCCGATGCGCTGAACTCGATGATCAAGCATTGGCAGGGCACGGGCATCCATATCTGGCGCACTACGGAATGCGCCGTGTTTCTCCAGGCTGACCAGACCCGTTACGAATTGTCCTCGTCCTCTTCCGACCACGCCACGGAAAGCTTCGTGCAGACCGCGTTGTCGGCCGACTTCAGTAGCGGCGTTACGGCAATTACGGTTGACTCCATTTCCGGCATCGGCGCGAGCTATCACATCGGCATACAGTTGGATGACGGCTCGTTCTTCTGGACGACGGTCAGCGGCTCGCCCTCCGGATCGACCGTAAATCTCGCCGCCGCAACCACGGATTCAGTTACGGACGGCGCGGTCGTCATTGCCTACCAGACCAAGCTCGTTCGCCCACTCTCGGTGATCTCAGGTCGACGCTTCAACCTGGCCAGCTCGATCGACACTCCAATTTCGATCTGGGATCGCATTGAATACCAGGACATGCCGAACAAGACGGCATCTGGCACTCCGAACGCGGTCTATTATGACCGCCGAGGCGGCGCCAATGCGTCCGGCTATCTCTATGTCTGGCAGCCCAATAGCTCGCCGGAATACTGCCTAAAGCTGACGGTTGCGCGTCCCATTCAGATTTTCTCTACGGCGGGCAACACGCCGGACATCCCGGAAGAGTGGACCAACGCCGTCACCTGGAATTTGGCCGAGGAATTGTCGGTTGAATACGACGCGCCAGACACGGTTTACGCCAAAATCCAGCAAAAAGCCGCGAGATATTTGTCTGAGGTGAACTGGTTCGAGGAAGAGCTGGCGTCCTCCATTCAGATTATGCCGGATCTTCGCCGTCGATGATCATCAACTTCGCGACGCAGACCTACAAGAGCCCGTCTACGCCGCTTTCAGCCCAGCGCGCCGTCAATTGCTTCGCGGAAGCGCAGCCGAAGGACGCAAAGTCTCCCGTGGTGCTCTACGGAAGCCCTGGGGTTGAGGAATTCGCGACCTGCGGCGTAGGCCCGGTGCGTGGTATGCACGTCATGGGAGATGTCCTTTACGTTGTATCTGGTCAAAGGCTTTACAGCGTCTCAGAAACTGGTGTCACGACCGATATTGGCGGAGATATCACTGGTTCCGATATTGTATCCATGGATGACAATGGATCGGAATTGGTCATCGTCAACGGCACGAACGGTTATCTGTATTCGACAACGCTTGGCTTCGTGCTGATTTCAGACACGGATTTCAATGCCGCCAACACGGTAACGTTCTTCGATCAGCGCTTTGTGTTTGATTGGAAGGATACAAACAAGTTCTTCTCCTCAGATGCGTTAGCGGGAACGTCGTTTACAGCAACGGCCTTCGCCTCGGCGGAAACCCGCCCCGATGACGTTCTCGCGGTCATTTTGAACAAGCAAGTCTTGCTTGTCTGCGGCTCGGATTCGATTGAGCCTTGGCAGGACGTTGGAGCGGCTAATTTTCCGTTCGAGCGCGTTCCTGGTGCCGTGATAGAGCGCGGAATCGCGTCGCCGCATGCGATCTGCAAGGCCGACAACAGCGTCTTTTTGATGGGCGACGATCGGATCTTCTACCGTCTTGACGGCTTGTCGCTGACGCGAGTTTCGACCTTCGCGCTCGAGCACCTGTGGGAAGCTCATCTCGATTTGAGGGAGTTGTTCTGCTTCTCCTATACGTGGATGGGCCACAAGTTTGTGGTGGTGACTTTCCCAATTAGCGGCGTCACCTATGAGTTCGACATCGCGACAGGGCTCTGGCACGAACGCGAGTCGTGGGATGAGAATAACCGATCGCTCGGTCGCTGGCGGATCAATTGCGGTGTCTCGGCCTATAACAAGCAGATGATGGGCGACTCGGTGTCAGGCCGGATCGGATATTTGCACCATCACATTTACACTGAGTTCGGCAACATCATGCGAATTCTGGCGGTATCGCCGCCGATCCATGCTGATCGCAAGCGCATATTCATCCCGCGCTTTGAAATGGATATCGAGGCTGGTGTCGGCCTGGAAACTGGGCAGGGCTCCGACCCTCAGGTGATGCTGCGCTATTCCAAGGACGGCGGGCATACCTGGAGCGCGCGGCAGCTCTGGCGCACGATGGGCGCGGCTGGCGCGTACAACACCCGTATGCGCTGGCTGAACCTCGGAAATGCCAGAGAGTGGGTATTTGAGATCACGATATCTGATCCGGTAACGCGGGCCGTGATCGCGGCCCATGCCGACATTACGGTTGGCGCGGCGTGACTATCTCGTCCTCTGCGATCGGGACACCGATCCCGAAGCCAAACAGTGTGTTTCCGTTCGTCGATCTGAAGACAGGCCAACTGTCGGAGCACGGCAACCAGTTGATGAGCGCCTGGTACAACTTCATCGTTGGGATGAACCGCATCACGCCATGCAACGCGTCCACCACGTCAAACGTCATCACACTAACCCCGCTTACCGCGTCTCCTCTGATCGAGGGGTATCGCGATTTTGAGTTATACGGCTTTGTTGCCGATGCGACCTCCACAGGATCGGTGACGGGCAAGATCGCGCCAAAGAGCGGATCGCTTTCGACCATTAAGTTCTACAAGACAAGTGGGGCAACTCAGGCCGCGGCCGGCGATGTGGTGTCTGGCTCGTTCTACATCGGAGTCTACGTGGACAGTCTCGACGGCGGCAACGGCGGTCTGGTGCTGAAATGAAGGCAACAATCCGCCACGCAACTTCCGACGACATGCAGGCCATCATTGAGATGGGCAAGTCATTCTTCGAGGAGTCGCCGTTCGCCAGCATTGCGTCCTGGGATGAGGGATCGTTCCAGTTGACGGTTTTGTCGTTGTTGAGCGGAAGCGCGCAAGGCGGGCTTCTGGTTGCCGAGGATAACGGCAATCTTGTCGGAATGGCGGCTTACGTCATCTTCCCGCTGTACTTCAACCTTCAGACCAAGATGGCGCAAGAGGTGTTCTGGTGGTGTCGTCCGAGCCACCGCAAGGGCATTGGTGGCTCGCTCCTGGATGAGCTCGAGCGCGAAGCCATGACCAACGGAGCGATGGTGTTCCTATCGGCAAATCTTGCTGGCCCAAGAGACGAGGCTTTCAGCAGGCTTTACCAGCGGCGCGGCTATGCGCCTAGCGAGAATATCTTTATGCGAAGGTTGTCTTCATGATCAGCACGGGTCTTGCCGTTCTTGCCGCCGGCTTGGCCGGAGCCGGTGCTTCCATGTATGGCGCGAGCAAGGCGTCGGATGCCCAAAAGGATGCGGCTGCCGCGGCGTCTCAGAGCCAGAGAGAGGCGATTGCCTTCCAGAGGCAGGTTTACGACAACCAGCTTCAGAACTTCGCCGCTACCAAGGGGCAGCTTACGCCGTTCATCAACAACGGTATCGGCGCCAACAATCTGTTAGCGACATCCCTTGGGTTGAACGGAGCGCAGCCGGATTTTACGGGGTTTTTCAATTCTCCCGACTATAAATTCGCGCTCAAGGAAGGCGTCGGCGCGCTTGACAACTCTGCTGCTGCCAAGGGCGGATTGCTGAGCGGCAACCAGCTTCGCGCAGTAACGGAGTATGGCTCTGGCCTGGCCACGCAAAACCTCAACAATTACTTATCCCGCATCTCCGGCGTGTCATCGCAGGGGTTGCAGGCCGGTGGATATCTTGGGCAGATCGGGGCGAGCCTTGGCAATTCGTCGTCGGCCAATATTGGCGCAACCTCGAACAATCTCGCCAACACGCAGATGGCGCAAGGGACTGCGGACGCGGCCGGAACCATGGGCATGGTGAAGGGCTTCAACAGCGGCTTGAACTCGCTGTCCCTTTACAACCAGATGAGCCAGTCGGCCTATAAGCCGACGAATTTCCTTCAAAGCTCCGGTCCGACTGGCTTTAGCCTCACCAACACGGGAGGGCTGTACTGATGGCGATCATTGACAACACGCTTGCAGCGCAAGTCCCGACCTTCAACCCTGCGACCCCTCTGGCCGAGGCTGCGCAGCTTCAGAGCGCAGATACCGCCAACCGCGCGGCTGCGTTCAAGCAGGCTCAGCTCGAGATCGGCTCGGAAGCGCGCGGCTTGCAGACCTACGTCAACACGCCGGAATTCGCCCAGAAGTGGGGCGAGGCGGCCGATCGGATGTATCAGAAGGGCTTGCTGAACGAGCAGGGTTACAAGCAGTGGCGCAACACGCCGTCGCCGCTGTTGCTCAAGAGCATGATTGCGGCCACGTCTGACCCGACGCTGGATTTCCGCCGCGAGCAGGCCGGCATAGAGAACGCGCGGGCTGATCGCGAATTCGCCTTCAGGAAGGAACAGGCAGACAAGCCGACCTTCAAGACCATGACCGACACCAACGGGAATCAACAGCTCGTCAGGATTGACGCGGAAGGCAAGCCCAGCGTTGTCACTCCTCAAGGAGCCGAAACAGCGCCGGGCAACCCGTTCTCGGCTGGTGGCAAGTTCAACAATGAGCAGGGGAAGGCGGCCGGGTTTACCGATCGCATGTTGCAGTCGGAAGGCATTCTCTCTGGTGTTGCTCCCGCCTCCAATGAGGAAGGTCCGCCCTCGCCCGGCGTGCAGGACATCGGGTCGAGCGTCACGCAAACTGGTCTCAGCAAGATACCCGGAGCCGGAAACTTCCTAATCAGCGGCGAGCGGCAGAAATACGAGCAGGCCAAGCGCGACTTCATCAATGCTCAGTTGCGACGCGAGTCCGGTGCGGCGATCTCTCCAACAGAATTCGAGAGCGCGGACAAGCAGTATTTCCCTATTCCTGGCGATTCCCCGGAGGTCATCAAGCAAAAGGCCGCTAACCGGCGTGCGGCGATCGAGGCGATGGGGCGTGAAGGTGGTCCCGCCTATCGTCCCAAGTTCTCGTTTGACCAAAATGGCACGATTGTCCCGGCTGGATCGACAAAGCAAGGCGCGGCAAAGAGCGGTCCGATCACGCGCGAAGAGTACGACAAACTTAAGACGGGCGATCAATACATGGCGCCCGACGGGAAAATGCGGACCAAGCGCTGATGGCAAACTGGTGGGATAGCGATCCCGTCGTT